GCCACGTTTCCCCAGCAACAGGAGCCACGGGATCAGGCACATCAACCCTATCCTTAAACGCACTGACTCGGAATTTCGTTGACACAGTGTTGAACATCATGCCAAACAACTCCAGGTTTGCGTTCGCTGGGGTGAAGTTGGCGTTTGGGCCTATTTCCATATGCTCTACTCCCCTGTATTCAAATTGGTCCGGTTTCCTTCCTACCGCCCAATTGTTCAACCTCCAATAAGCAGGCAAACCGTCGGCATACCACCACACTCCAGGATAGTAGGCCAAATTTGTGCCAACAACATTCATGGACATAGCACACCTCTGATACATTCTACCAGGTGTGAACTCAACCACTTCGTTTTCCCGAGTGTCCATATCAACAAAAGTCAACCTCCTGTTCCATTCAGGTTCATATCCAGCTTCAGCGGAACAGTAGTTAATCAGCCCAACCAAATCGTTGTCTGTTACATCCTTCATGGGGTGTGACAACAGGCCACCCCTCTCTCCAGCCACATAACAGACCTTATCACGCTGAACTTTGTACATGCCACCTTCAAGCACACTGGCCTCACCCAAAACGACCCCAGCAATTGCTGGATGGAATGCACACAACATCAAACTCTCATCATGATCTCCCACACCATGCAGATACCACACATCACTCTCGTGCGAAAAACTCTGCGACGACACCCCAAGCAAAGCCACCATTGTGTTAGTGTGTGTCATCCTACTCATCTCCGCAGCGTCAGAGTGTTCAGCCACCTGCTCAAACGCATAGCTGCTAAATGCAGCATCAAAACCAGGGTTTCCCGTGGTAATCGCGCCCATCTGAGAAGCATCTGAGTTTGGTGTTGAACGCACCAACCTCGTTGCTGTGTCTGCAGCTGCCCTAAACTGTACAGCTCCAAAGTAAACCTGACCCAAGAATCGCATATTGTTCCTAACCGTGGTAGTCAGTCTGGAAACATTGAATGATCCTCTCCTCATAGGCATCTTTCTCAAATTTGCCAGCAGTGACTCCAAACCAGTGGAACAACCATAGAAAATACGTCCAAATCTTCCATCTGCAGGCAACGACAGCGAACTCTCAATTCGATTACCATTTGGCAAAGCATTCGCCCCCACTGGCAACCAACCAACAGGTGCAGCCGCAGGAATCCCCAACCAAACAAAAGGATTGAAACCCGCAATTTGCTGACCCAAAGACACAGCAGTATCACTTGGAATAATATGGTCAAAATCATCAAACAAAGCAAATGAAGAAATGTAATCATTCAAACCCTGAGCCGTAGGCAATGCCGGCGGAGCACCGAGAACCGCGGGTGCAGCACCAGCAACAGCACCCATTGCAACCAACAGCCCATCACACTCAGCTTGATCATACCTTGCAGGATCATCCATCCACCTAGCTGCAGAGTGATAAAACCTAATCAGGTTGACCGCATTGTCATTCAACCGAAACCTTGTCCTCAAATTCACCTGCAAATTTGTCAATTCTGGTCCCAGAAAGTGAACTCGCGAACAGAACTTGCCATAAGCACTCATATAACCCACACTGTCACCAGTCATTTCCAAAACTCTCTCAATGCAACTCGCGACATCAGCCATCCCAATAGCCGGAACTGGTCCAACCGGAGCAGCTGGATATCCACGCCTTCCAAAGATATATATTTGCATCTCATTGTTGACCCTGCCACCAACGCCAGGTGGATTGGGCCCCAAACCATTCTCTATGCCACAGTGCAGCATACCACACAACCACAATACCACAACATTTGCAATTGTCAACGTCTTCGAGACAAGTGCACAATTCAACATACAAATACCAGGTTCACCAGCAGCAAGATTGTTGTTCAACGACTCAATCATGCCATCATAACCTGGCACCTGTGCAGGCAAACCTGCTCCAACACCAGGCCAAACATTGAATGGAGCCCAAACACCAGCCCCAACTGCCGGAACAGGATGCATAGCCCAGCCCTGTGCAACTGCCTCAGCAACACACAACAACCTGAAAAACAGTGCTTCATATGTTTTCTCAACACTAACCAAACCACTGACAGCAGCACCAATGTTTCTTGCCTGGTCCGCAGTGGTACCAGGCATCAAATTGCTGATTGCACGACCTGCGGTCACAACATCTAACGCATAATTCTCATCAAACTCAGTCTGATTGACAGTATCAATCGTCACCAAGTCACCATAATTACCATGGTCAATGTGGACCATAGCAACGGTAGGCTGCTGTTGCTGCCTGTCAGCGCCCTGCACAACACGAATTGGCACGGGCTGAACCCTAGTCACAGTAGGGTTGCTAACTGCGCAGCTGATTATGGGTGAATTCACCCTTGGAATCCTATTGATGAAGGCGGTCACTTTGGACCCCTTCAAAGCTGTGGCATCCACCATGCCACGAGAACAACCAGCATAAAGCTGGTCACGAGAAAGAGAATTTTTGGCCGTAGCCACAACAGCGGGAGCAGAGTAAGCCATGATCACAGTAAACAAGTGAGTTGGTATTGTCTTACTGTGAGTAAACCTTAATGCCAAAACTCACATCACCAACAGTTAACTTTAACCTGAGGGGGACTGTCTCTTCTCTCCACACAACAACAACACTTATTGTTGCTGTGCCCGGAGCGCGGCGTACAGTCTCTGAGCTCCTGATCTACGTAGACGAGAAGCGCGGATTTTACCCCGGAGTCCCTCATTAGGTACCCAACCATTGCCGCCCATGTTTCGACACCCACAACAACAACACTCTATTGAATGTCTGTCATTATGACTGGTCCACACAGCTCCACAATTGGTCCGACAGCCGCAAAGCCCCATACTTCACACAATGTTCCCGTATGGTTGCCCCTCACAGTTAGCTTAAACACCGGTGTGTTTTGCACTGCTCGGTAGACACGACAAACGTCGCCTGTTCACCTTTTCAGTTCACAGCAGTGGTGGTTGTTGTAATTTAACCATTTACCCACTGGCCGACCCACAACTCCGACTAAGCAATACACCACAAGGATGTTTTCCCGGACACTCTCCCTTATCATACATAGACAAAGCAATCGTGTGGTAGGGCATTGTGATTTCTCCACTTAGCCGTAGGCCATGAACTGGTCTCACATCACAAACATTTACACCAGTCCACGTGTTGGCATCCGCCAAAGGATTTTGTTCTTGGAGCAAGCTCGCCATCCAAAAACTTTTCACAAAAAATCTTGCCGTCCGACCTTCCCCTAAGACAAGTGCCCCCATAAGCAGTTGACGGTACCGGGTCGAACACAGAAAATAACAGCGCGGCCGTACAACCCCAAAACTCAGTAGAACCAGACGCAATTCCAAAGGGCTGAACTAACACAAACGTAGCATCACGGTAAACAACATAACCATTGTGTAAACACGCCGGCCAGAGGCTGAAAACGGATCATTTGCCACAGTGAAAGAACGTTCCAATGAAGCAATCCGGAACACGGAAAGAGCAAAAACCGAAGGGTAATCTAAACATCGGCATCACGGCAAACAACATAACCCTTGTGTAAACACGCCGGCCAGAGGATGAGAGCGGATCATTTGCCAAGAAAGAAAACCCCGAGGGAATTCACAACAATCCACAGAACTGAGGATCAAAGTTTTACAGCCTGAAAAGCAAACAGCAGAGTAGCTTTACATAGACACAAAGATCTACTCAAGATCAACTCCGACTTACCAGAATGGTTTTCTGCTGAAATTTAAATGCAACGAAATTTTGATCCAAAATCCGGACATTCTAAGCTCTGCTTAAAATGTCATTTTTTATTGTTTTCTATTGTTTTGAGCATGGAATCTCTATATAGATTCAACAACTTCCCAACTAAAAATCTGCTTATCGCAAAGTTAATACCTGTTCTGCTTTAAGATCGCATAGTTCACATCCTTACGCAATTCCTTGCAGAACACCAGTTCCAAGTAAAACTTAGCATTTTTTATCACAAACATAGGATCACAATCCGCACAACACCGCTCTAGTGTTAACGCGCGGATCAACCTATTGATTGCAACATCCCAAATGGCCATATGATTTGGTGCCAACAAACCACTCAAACCACTATTGCCCAAACTCTCTCTATCCACCAACAACACGCTAGCTATGTCCTTGGCTACATTCGTCACCAATTGCCTCCTTGCCTCAGCAGCATCATCTCCACTCAACGCAATGACATTATCAGCAATTGTGCTTTTCTTCTTTCCCAATTTCCACACGAGTGACTGGATTGGGCCGGCAGCACCACTCGCGCTCGAAACAATGTGACTAGCCAACTGATCAAATCTAGCATCCTTCATGTCCACAAAGCCTTTTTCCTTGTATTCTCTGAGTGCATAATTTGCTGCCTCAATTGCCTTATTTTCAATATGACAGTCACACTTTGATTTTATGAAATCAAGACTATCCTTATCAACCAGTTTGACCATCCTGTTGCGATTGTACCACCGGATCAACTTGTTTTTGTTGATCATATCATACCGCTTCCTGATCTCAAATGGCAACACATTCACAAACATCGGCCTCGCATGTTCACGCCAATCCAGACTAATTATTTTTCCAAGCACTGAGTACACCCTCGACGTTGTCAATTGAACCGCCATTTTCGAACCATCCGCACGCAGATTGTCAAACACTCTCAAAGGTATCTCAGCTGTATTACCTTTCTTAGCTATCCCTGCGCCCCACAATGCCGTCTCACCATACCTACTACAACCTAGCCCTCCGCTCTGACTGTTAGCAACCAGGAGGTTGTGAGGGATTTTACAGACTGTCTTTCCCAATCTAATCTCAGCCCAGAACTTAACCAATGGATATCTAATCATTTCAATACAATCAACATCAGCCCCTCTTCTTATCCAACGGTTTAAACCATCATTGATATTGACAGCTGTTTCCGGCCCTCCGACACGAACTGATGTTTGCATGTCACCACTCACCAGACCACTGATTGCTCGACACAATGAGCCATGGATCTCCTCACCATTACGGTACATCAATCGCAAAAATTCAGCTCTTGTTGGACTCAACAATTGTTTCTCACTCTGGGCGTCCAAACCAAAAAGATCAATCATCGATAACCATTGCAGCCCTGTCCACTCATCATGAGTCTCACCACACATATCATCACCAAGATACCTTGCATACTCCAGTGGTTTGAAACCATATCGTTCGGAAAAAGCCTCACTTATAGCTTCACTGTACGCATAGTTGTGCGTGGTGTTTATAAAACTCGTGCTTCTCCAACCGGTCCACAAGCCCCTGACCAACTTATGCCAGTCTTTATCTGGTGATACACTGGAAACTTTTGCTTTAACATCA